GAAGCAATACGGAGCAACGCAGAACGATGTGAATATCGCTGTAAACGATTACAACATCGCGCAGGCGCAAACAGCACTGACTATTGCACAACTAACTAACTCAAGTGAGCAGGAAGTTGAAACTCTACGCAAGAAACTAGAGACTTTAAGAGAGATAGGCGTAATACAGCGCGACAAGAAATCAGATGATGATGCAGAACTAAGTCGCCAAAAGAAGTTTAGTTATGGATGGGAACAGGCATTCCAGAAGTACCAAGAGGACGCTAATAACTCTGCCAATCACGCACAAACTGTATTTGCTACGGCAAGTAGAGGAATGGAAGAAGCACTGTCAAACTTCGTCAGGACAGGCAAGTTAGATTTTGAATCATTGACACAATCCATTATTGCTAATCTTATTCAAATACAGGCACAGAAGTTTACAGCGGGACTTATTGGTAGTGCTTTGGGCTTATTCAGTGCCAATGGTAATGCGTTTGATTCCACAGGCATATTAAAGAGCGCAGACGGTAATGTGTTTGACAAACCAACTATGCACGGCTATAGCGGCGGCGTAGGAATGATTGGTGAAGCGGGACCTGAATCAGTTATGCCATTAAAGCGTAACGCACAAGGACAACTAGGAGTTATTGCCCAAGTTAGCAACTCAGGCGGCGGGGTTGTAGTTACTAATCATATTACTGTGCAAGGCACAAATAGCAGCATGAAGGATTCAATAGATCAAGCAAGAGTCATTGCTAACACTATTGACATGAAAATAAAGCAGTCGCTTGCCAGAGAACAACTTCCAGGCGGAATGTTAAGCGGCTCAACTCGTAGGTTCTAATATGACAGCATTGATTTATACAGATAAGATTTCGCAATCCTCACAGGTAGGCAGGGAATACCGCGTTACTAAGACAAAGTTTGGTAATGGGTATGAGCAACGAGCTAAAGACGGAATCAATAACATTGTTGATTCGTGGTCGCTGACATGGAGTAGTTTAAGCCAATCAGACATGACCACTCTAACTACATTCTTTGATGGGTTAAATGGGGTATCTTACTTTACGTGGCAAGCACCATTAGATAGTGCATCTAAGAAGTGGATTGTCTCAAAATATAACATTCAGGTATTGGCAGGCACACGCTATTCCGTAAACGTAACGGTGGAACAGGTCTTTGATTTGTGAGTTTGAGTTTGCATAAGTATTGTAATGACAATACAGCAGCAACTAACACAACCAGCGATTGGCGCAATCGTAGACTTATATAAGTTGGATGGGACGGAGATAGGTATCTCTGCTCCGTTCTATTTCACTGCATCAACAAATGGTGCGATTACAGTTAGTTTTGGTGGACAAGCATATACACCCATCCCTATTGAATCATCTGGATTTAGTGCTACGTCAGACGGAACATTACCTCGCCCAAAGTTAGCCGTATCTAACGTCAATAAGTACATTCAACCATTCATATTTGCTAATGGTTTCTTAGCAGGTGCAAAAGTAACTCGCACAAGAACGCTAGATATGTATTTGGATGGGCGAGGCACAGCAGATAGCACACAGAAGATGCCTGACCAAGTTTGGTACATAGATCAGATTGAATCAATGACTAAGAGTGTCATTGTGTTTAGTTTAGTAAGTCCTATGGATCGCCCTGGCGTAATGCTACCTAAGAGGCAAATACTAAGAGATCACGGATTCCCAGGTGCTGGCTTCCCATACCTAACTTAAGGATATTCGTGGACGCATACAACTACATACAGAACTGGAGTGATGTGGTTAGCCACGTACTCAAGGAGTATCCAAATGAGGCATGTGGCGTAGTAGATAGAGATTGCATCTACCATCCATATCCAAACTTACACGCTGATCCTTTCAACTGCTTTGAAATGGATAGTGCTGTATATCTAAATCACGAAGTTAAAGCGATTATTCACTCGCACACATACGACCTGAAAACATCTAATAGAGACTCACGCGACATAGCTCGTTCACCAAGTGTTCAAGATCAAATATCGCAAATACGCTCAGGTGTTGAGTGGGGGATAGTTGTATGCGATGGTGAAGGCGTAGATAAGCCCGTTTGGTGGGGTGATTATAGACATAGGCCACCACTATTTGACAGAGAGTATATCGCTGGTGCGCAGGAATGCGTCAACTTTGCATGTGATTGGTTATTTCAAAATAAAGGCATTGAGTTGCCATTACAACCACATAGCGAGGACTGGTATAGGGAAGGCGGCGACTTTATTGATGAGCTATACAAACAGTGGGGGTTTGAGGACATAAATATTGATGGCTTACAAGTTGGCGATGTGATTATGTTCAAAATCAGATCGCAAGTAGTAAATCATCTAGGGATTTACATAGGTGAAGGCAAAGTTGCACACCACCTATTCAGGAGATTACCCACTATTGAGTTGCTTGCTAAGTGGCAGCATCACATACAAAGAGCAGTTAGATATACAGGGAAACGAAATGATTAGGAATGTCGTCTTACACGGAATAGCAGCAAAGAAATACGGTGCAAAGCATGACATGGATGCAGATACAACGTTTATGCTTTTGCGTGGCTTAACTCATAAGTTAGGCCTTGGATTTAAGAAACTCATTGGCGATAACAAGTGGCGCATATTAAAGAACGAAAACAAAAACGTTCGCAAAAACGCATTGTCAGAAATACAGATACATAACACGCTTGATGACGTAAAGACAATCCATATCGTTCCTGTAGTTGAAGGTTCTGGTTCTGTGTTCCGCGTCATCGTTGGTGTTGCTCTAATCGCATTAGCAGTAATGAACCCTATCGCTGTTGGTCCTTGGGCAACGCAGTTAGGTGGGGCATTGATCTTAGGTGGGGTGGCGGAAATGCTGTCGCCCGTTCCTCGTGCATCTGGTATGGCATCTAGCACACAACTACAAAGTTATAACTTTGCAGGTCCACAAAATAACATTCAACAAGGTGGACCTGTTCCGCTTGTATATGGTCAAGTAGGTAATGTAGGTGGTACGGTAATCAGTCTTGGACTGACATACCAAAAGAACTAAACGAGTAACGTAATGACAGATAACGAAAATATTATTGGTGCTGGCGGAGGTAAGGGCGGAGGTGGTGGTGGTGGACGCACAGCAGTTATTGCCAGCGATACGCTTAGTTCCAACTCAGTTGTTAAGGTGCTATTCGCTATTGGCGAAGGGGAAATGGGTGGACTTGTTACGACTGATGCCAGGAGTATTAGATTCAACAATACACCACTAATGAATAACGGCGGTAGTTTCAACTATAACAATGTCACATGGGCGATAAATGTAGGTACTCCTGACCAAAGTTATATTCCTGGCTTCTCTACAACAGAGACATACTTCCCTGTTAGTCCTGCTGTTCAACTAACTAACTCTAACGCATACACACTAACAACATCAGGACCAAATATTGATGCTGTTCGCGTAGATGTTGTTTTTCCTGCTTTATCTAATACAAATACAAGCAATGGTGATGTAACAGGTACAGAGGTTGATTTATCGCTCTACAAGAAGAAGTTATCTGATGCTACATGGGTATTAGATCAAAATGTAGTAATCAACGACAAGTCATCATCACCAGTAACTCTAAGTTATTTGGTAGATAACCCATCAGGTCAAGGCACACCATCAGATGCTATTGCGGTAGATCCATATGCATCAGGTGATCCGTATTTCTATAGCGTAACTCTCCTAATGCACTTTAACGGCACTAATGGAAGCACTACATTCACAGATAGTTCTACTTACAGCACTTCATGTACGGTCAATGCTGGTGTTCCAGCATTGAGTAATGTTCAATCTAAGTTTGGATCAAGTTCATTGCATTGTCCGCCTTCATCTACTGCACCTGGGTCTGTAAGGATTACAAACTCTTCCAATCGCTTCATTTTTGATGCAGACTTTACTATTGAATGCTGGGCTTACAGAGAACCGCAGTCTTGGAATACATATGGGTGTTTGGCACGCAAAGATTATACAGGGGCTACGGGATATTGGTTGTTACGCATAGCGCCTGACGGTAAGTATCACTTTGACTCGTCAGGTTCTGGATCAGGATGTGCTCTAACTTCTACCACTTCCTATAGTGTGTACGATAATCAATGGGTCCACTTATGCGTTTGTCGTAAGGGAACAACAATAACTTTGTACGTCAATGGTGTAGCGGAAGCTACTGCAACAGCCACAGGTATTATTGGATCAACAAGTGCTACAGTTGATGGTGGACCAATGCAGATATCTGAGGGAGCAGGTCAGGAGTATTGGACAGGATATATTGACGAGTTTAGGATAACTAAAGGCGTTGCTCGCTATTCCTCAAACTTCACTGTACCAGCTTTTGCTTTTTCTGACCACGCACCCATAGTAGGCAATCCTGACATGTACTTTGCTAATGTGGTAGCTATGTGTCACTTCAACGATTTAAGCAATCCAACATTGATGACGGATTACTCACCTAACTCGCGTTCCATTTCTGCCGCTGGCTCATATAACTCATCTACGACAACACCAATAACCATTCCAGTATCCACACCTGTTGGACCTAAGTTTGGTGCTGGATGTCTTGAACTTGGTGTAGGTGGAAGAATAAGTCTTGGCAGTAGTAATGATTATATATTTCCTGGCGACTTTACAGTTGAGGCATGGATATACCAATCGCTAAAGTCCGTAAACGTAATACTTATGTCTGGTATTACTGCTGCAACCGCGATGATTGCACTGCATCCACAGGCTGTAGGTTGGAGAACCGTTGGCATATTCAGTGGCGGTGCATGGCAAACAGTGCCGCTACCTGACTTCTACAATAGATGGGCCCACTTCGCTTGCGTAAGAAGCAGCGGTACGGTTACGATGTATTTGGATGGAACATCATTGGGGTCATTTACTAACAATGCATCATTGAGCTTCACTTCTGGTTCTATTGGTGGGAATAGTAGTTACACCAGCTACTATTACAGCATGGACGAATTTAGGGCTACTAAGGGAGTGGCTAGATACACCTCCAACTTTACACCTGTAGAGGCACCGTTCCCAGACAGCAACTCTAGTTCATGGGCTCCATGGAATGTCGCGGCTACACCAGTAAGTTCAGGTGGTGGTGGCTCAGGTGAAACATGGCAGGTCCAAGTACGCAGGAATACAGCGGATAACGGCTCCACGTATCTACTAAACAGCACGTTTATTTCTGGTTATACGGAAATACAGGACGTTGCTATGTCATACCCAAATACGTGTGTATTAGGTATTAGAGCAAGTGCTAAAGATATTGGCAACTCAATCCCTACTGTTTCTGGTGATTGGTATGGTCGCTTGGTTAAAGTTCCATCTAACTATAACCCAACAACGAGGGCATATACAGGTAGTTGGAATGGTAGTTTTTCTTCTGTTAAACAATATAGTAACAATCCAGCATGGGTGTTATATGACATGCTTACTGAAACTCGTGCTGGCTTAGGTGTAGACGAGACTACTATAGATAAGTTTAGTTTCTATGATGCTTCTGTACATAACGACGAGTTATTATCTAATGGCAGCTCAGGTACAGAACCACGATACACGTTTAACGGCTATATATCGCAACGTCTTAGTAGTTGGGATGCACTAAGCCAGATCGCAGCAACTATGCACGGTCGCTTGATTACTACGGGGCAAATCATCAAGTTAGTTCAAGATCGTCCGTCAAGTCCTATTGCATTGATTACTAACTCCAATGTTATTAGCGATAGCGATAATGATTTCACATATTCAACACCAAGCAAAACAACACGTTTCAATGCCTGTAAAGTAACGTTAAACGATCCTGCTTATTCATACCAAGTTAAAGATGTAATCTATAACGATACATCTACGGGTGAGCCATACCTACAACATGACGTAAATGGCTTTGGTATTACAAGTGAAGGTCAGGCACGTAGATTGGCAAAGTGGTATGTATATACGTCATTGTACGATAGCCTTACTTGCTCATTCAAACTTGGACCTGAGTTTGCGACTTTGGAACCGTTTGATGTTATTAAGATAATGGATACCAATATTTCTGGTGCCATGTTAGAGGCGCGAGTAGTGAGCAAATCAGGCTCTACAGTAACCCTAGATCGCCCTGTAATAATAGGAAGTGGCACATGGACATTAGATGCTGTGGGTGCTGATGGCGTAAGCATTGAGACACGAACAATCACGTCTACGAATACTACTTCTGCAACATTGACTCTAAGTGCTGCGATTACTGGTGCAACGAATAGCGCAGTAATCATAACAGGCACAGTATTACCGCAGACATACCGCATATTGTCTATTAAAGAAGGCAAGGATCACGAATACGAAGTGACTTGTATTCAATACAGTGCTACGAAGTATTCAAATATTGAAAATGGAACAGGTACTTCTGTGGCTATGTCATCCTTTATTTCTACTCCTGATTTGCGCACCGTTACTCCTGTTACGGGTTTTGTGTTCAATCAAGTCTCTGTATTACAAGCAGACGGATCAGTTCAACGATATTTGGATTGTGATTGGGCTCCATTAGCAAGTGATTACGTCGTGTCTTATATTGTGTCTTGGCGTAAAGATAGTGGTTCCGTGCACGATGAAGGTGCTACTTACCAACCACGCATTCGTATCCCAATATCTGTAGACGGAACATACCAAATATTTGTCATTGCTGTAAATGCGATGGGCAAGTCATCAACTCCTGCCACTGCATCATATAGCGCGGCTATATCTGCACCTGTTTCTACTTCTACGCTACCTAACGTAACGGGTCTGCAAACTGTTGATGGCAGCACAACAGCGTGGTTAGGATCAGACTTAAAGACGAAGTGGACTGTTGGTACTAATACAACAACCTCTATATTAAAGGATTATGTTGTCCAATACGCAGATGCATCTACCTCAGTTGTGTTCAAAACTGCATACACCACAGATACTAATCATGTTCTGTCTTATGCTGACAACTCAGCATCTAATAGTGGATCACCAAAACGCAATATTAAGGTTACAGTTAAAGAGCGCGACACAAGTAATAGTATGAGTTCTGGTACAACCATTACGCTCAGTAATGTTGCACCTTCTGTACCATCAAATATTGCTGTGGCTGCTCTTGTTCTATCAAATGTTATCTCATGGACTCCTGCTGCATCAACTGCTGGAGTAGCGGGATATATGGTATGGGGTTCCACAACTAGCGGATTTACTCCAAGTAGCACAAACCTACTATTTGCTGGTGGTGTGAGCAGTTTCACTCATACCAGTTTAACGGCTGGAGATACGTGGTATTACAAGATTGCTGCATATGACTCTTGGGGTCATGGAAGCGATGCGACAGGGCTAAATGCATCTTCGCAGTATTCAGGTGTTGTAATAGCTGCGGCCGTAACTGAAACGTTTATAGCAAGCGGCACAACATCTGCGACATATACCGTAACCATCCCTTCTGGACAAACACGACAACTAACTATTTTGGGTAGTGTTCAAGGTCACGCACAAACAGGTGGATCATCTGGAACTAACACCGCGATCCTTACTGCTAACATGACTATAAATGCCACAGTAGTAAAGACAGCGGTTGTTACCAGTGTAACTAATGTAGGTGATGCATCTGGTGCGCCTGTTCTTTACAGTAGTGGAACTGCTCCACTTAACTATACGCAATCGTATGCAGGTCCAGCGTCTATTGTTATATTAGTAGACAGTACGAATACAGGAACAGATGTGAATAGTACGGCTGTGGCAGATGCGACGGATATCGTGATTATTTCAGCAGCAAAGTAAATGGTATTGGCGGCGATTTATTTGCCGTCAAACCAACTGATTATGTGATTTTGAAAGGTAGTCGCTATAGTGAATAGGAAAACAGCGATCGCAGCAATAACACTATAGACGGTCTTATATTTGGTTACGTCCTCTTTCAATGGTTGGATGCTATCGCTTATTTTCTGCTCAAGGGTTTCTCTGAAGTCAATCAACGACTTATTGATGTTCCGTAGCATTGTTTCTTCCTCTGCTGAGTGAGCAAGGATTACATTTTCAAGGCGAGTTAGTTGATTCTGGGTAGCCGTAGAGCGTTCCTCAAGCATTGAAATCTTAGATGCTGTGCTGATGCGTCGCTCTATTTCTAAACTCTCAGCTATAGTATTGTGTTCAGTCATCTTTATTCCTCACATGATTGATTACCTGCGCTACTTCTTCAACCTTTAGAGTTATAGCAGTAGATATTCTCTTCATCGTATGTTTCAACTCGCTAACTATATTAGATTGCCTCATAGAATGATTGGCAAAGCTATGCTCTATTTGCGCTATTTGGTACGCATTCTTGTTCTCAAGAATCATTAGACGATCAAGTGCCCTATCTAGATACCT